TCACACAGGCCGTCCGAAGGTCTCGCGGCTGCCGATGCCGCGCGCGATCACGCAGGCCTGTTCGACGCCCGCTTCGTTCACGGAGTAGTAGAACATATACCAGGATCCGTCGCGGCCGACCGTCACCTCGATATCGCCGTGGCCGTTCTCATGCGCGCCGCGCCAGGCCTTGCGCTGCTTGAGCTCTTTCAGATAGCGATCGAAGACGCCGCCTGTCGGTCCGCAGGTGGGCATCGGCGCCGTTTGCAGCGGGTTGCCGTGCGCCTTCGTGGCGATGACCGCCAGCAAGGCACAAAGCAGAACGGCAAGAAACCCGTTGCGCTTCGTCGTCGGTTTTGCAGAGGGTGGATGTCTCATGGTCTACCTCTCTTTCGCGCAGACGGCCTGCCAGGCCGCGTTGTGCGCCTTGATCTGCCGGATGGTCTCCCGTGTGTCGTGCGCCGACCAGGTCACCGGCTCGAAAGCGCGGCAGGCCACCATGTCAATCGCCGGGCCGTTTGAAGCCGTCGTCTGACAGGAGCTCGTCGCCAGCGCGATGACCAGCATCGCGACGGGCCTTTTGGGATGTGCGAATGATCTCATCGGCTTCTCTCCACCGCCTGTGTGCCTGCTCCTGGGCCGCGGCCCGCTCCCGCACGCGTCCGGCGCGATGCCCTTGAAAAAACGCGCCGACGATCGCCGCCAGCATGGCGCCCAGGATCGCGAGCAACCGGCTGCCGCCCCACATCAAAGCACCGCCTCCGCGGTGCGCGCCCAGTGGGCCAGGCGCGCCTTGCGCCGACGATCCCAGATGACGAAGGCGGCGGCCCCGACGGCAACCGCGATCAACGCGAGGGAGACGGTTTCGGGCAGGTCGCCGAATGACGACACCACCGAGGAACTGCCGGCCAGCAACGCGCCCCACACGGTCTTCGATTGGCCCAGCGGCTTGTCCGCATCGGCGAGGACCGCCTCCACATCCGGTCGCGGCGCAGCCTGCGGCCTGGCGTCCAGCTCTTCGCTTTCCTCGGTCAAATATCGATATTCGGCCCGCGCCGGAAAACACGGGCAGGCGCGATTGGCGTAATCGTGATGGCCGGAAATGAGCGCAATGTCGGGGAACCGTTTGATCAGATCACGTAGCAGGACGTCGAGCGCCGCTTTCTGTTCGCCGGTACGTGTATCCTTCGGCGTCTCGCCGTCCTTGGTGAGCCCGCCGACATAGCAGACGCCGATGGTATCGGCGTTGTGGCCTTTCGCGTGAGCCCCGGCGCGCTCCACCGGCCGGCCTTCATGCACGCTGCCGTCCTGATAAACGACATAGTGGTAACCGATATCGCTCCACCCGCGAGCCTTGTGCCATTGGCGAATAGCGTCCACCGTAACGCGGCGGCCTTCCGGCGTTGCCGTACAATGGACGATGATCTCGTTAATTGTCCGCATATCTGACCTCAGGTCTTGATGATGTACATGACGGAAACGTTCACGGGCCGGGTTTCATTCCCGCCGGTATGGTTCACGGTGACGCTGTGACTGTGAGCACCACCGGAATTGACGGTGACGCTGTGGGTGTGGGTTCCATCCGCACCGACGCCAACCGCGTGCGCATGGTCGCCAACGGCATTCACGGTGACAGTGTGTGTGTGCACTCCCGCGTTTTCTGTCCCCACGGTGACAATCTGCAAGTCACCTGTTGGGTAACCATAGAAGGCGTTTCCGGTGTTGTTGCCGAGGTTGTTAACGAAACTGTCTACCACGTGGTTGTGCAGGCCGGCGGAACCCGTTGAAGCAGTGTGCGAGTGGCTGCCAGCCGCTCCAGTCCAAGCCGAATGCGTATGGTTGCCGCCAGCATTCGCCGAACCCGTATGTGAATGTGAGCCTGCTGAGCCTGTTGATGCACTGTGATTGTGCGCCTCGATCTCATCGGTCTGACGCGTCCCAACATTGTCCCCCGTGGTACCGTCGCCGCGATCCGTGCGGCTTACCGCATCGGGATCGACACCAGACCCATGGTTCCATCCGCGGGGAAATACACCGCGCATATCGGGCAAGCCGAACGTCGTGGAGCCATTGCCCGCGCCGTAAAGTGTCCCATACACCGCGAACAGACGGCTGTACTGCGTCCGCGAGACGTTTGAGCCATCGGCCGCAAGATAACCGGGTGGAACCGTGTCAGTCATCCATTCGGACATCCGACCCGCCGGCTCGCCGGATTGCGATGCGACGTACCACGACGTCCCGTCCGTAATGAGTTCGACGCTGACGCCTGCCGCAACGCCCAGGGACGTGCCACCGTCAATGCTGTCCGTACCGCTGGGATTGATGGAGACATCGCCGCCATTCGCCCTGATCGACACGCCGAACTGCGCGCCCAGCGTATCGGCTGCCGTCAAGGTGACGGTCAGCGCGGCCGTGCAAACCAGCGTCATACCTTCATCCGAAGCAAAAACGGTGCGATTAGCGCTGACGATCTCAACCGCTGGTCGCGTTGCGACATTCAAATTGATCCGTGCGGCCGCTGCACCTGTCGCTCCGGTTCCGCCGTACACCACTGGCCGGGCTGTGTTTAGATCAGCAGCAATATCGTCGGTCAGCGTGTTGTAAGCGGATGATTCGATGGTAGTGTTGGCCGTCGCAGTCGTATTCGCCGGCTTCGAATAGACGCCGCTTCCGTCTCGTGGCATAGGAGCTTCTCCAACGAAAAAGGCCCACCAAAGCGGGCCGTGGTTTTGGTAATACAGCAAGCGTTTACGAGCTATTGGACGCGAAACGCGACACGTCGAGCACCGGAGCATAACTTAGTGAATACGCCCGAAATAAATACAAAGAAAGTAAGAATCGGCAATCATGTATTTCATATATCATCTGACGATGAATATCTACGAGAAATTAATCGCGTTTTCGAACCAAGAATGTGCCAACTGTTTTCGCATATTTGCGAACCGAATTATCGAGTTTTAGACATAGGCGCAAATATTGGATGCACTTCACTTTTATTTGGGACTATTGCTGAAAAAGTTACTTCTTTCGAACCCTCGCCGAGCACATTTTCATTCTTACAACAAAACATAGAAGAGTCCGGACTTGACACAATTTCAGTTAAAAACCTCGGCCTTGGCGCGGCCGATGAATGTCTGACTTTGACCTTCGCTCCATCGAACCGTTCCGGTGGTTTTGTTTCGAAGCATGCACCGATCCGAGAAGGCTATAATACCGAAGATGTTCAGATTCGAAGGGGTGACTCGATTGTCGGCAATGCGCGTGTTGACATGATGAAAATCGACGTCGAAGGATTCGAGAAACATGTTATCGAAGGGCTGTCGGAAACAATTCGCAAGAACCATCCTGTTGTTGTCTTAGAACTAAACCACTGGTGTCTGTCCGCGTTCCAACGGATTACGGTTCCGGACTTTTTTGATTTCCTGTTGGATGTATTCCCAATCGTTTATGCGGTTGATCGGAACTCGATACTTGATCTTCGAAACGAGGGCGAACGATATACAGCCATGTACAATCATATTATGCACCAGGAATATGCAAATCTGGTTGCGGCCTTCCATCCAGGGCAATTGCAGCGGTTTTATGCAGCTAGCCAGCATAACGCGGATAGTTGGGCGCAACGTCATCGTAAGACCCTCTATCGACTCAAGAGGGCATTTCGCCATGCCATCTCGTAGATGGCCACATGGACATCTCCATCGCCACCGCGCGACCGGCAGTTAAACGGCCATGGGTATACACCATGCCGCCAATCATGGCTTCTACAACAAGCGGACAGCCGGCCGCGGCACTTGTGACCGATCGTAAGGACACATCGCATGGATGCACCTATAAGTTGATATCCTGACGGAATTCACTTGAAAACGGAAAACACCGCCGTTATTCTGAAGTCAGCCCCGCTCCCACTCCAGCATCCTATACCGGGGGGTTGAAGTGCGTAGCCCACAGGGAAAGGCTATTCCTGTGACGCACCGGGGCTACTTCTATTTTCCAAATCCGCCGATGGCGGATGTTTCGCGGTCATCGTGTCCGTAAACGTCCGCTTGTCAGTGCATCGGGTCTCGGTCTCACAACTAGTGAAGTCATCAAGGCTTGACGTGCTCCGTCTGCACAGCGTCACACGGCGCCGATGACCGCGCCTCCGGCACGTTTGATCCCTGCCAATGTCCGCGCGTCCGTCAGCCGCGGAGGGGCGCCCTCTGCAGGTCCAATTCGATCGGAATGGACAGTGCCATCCCGCCACGGACCGACGCGCGCAGACGTCTTTGCGGCCGCGCCGTAACGCGGAAGCGCCCCATGCGTCTGAGCCAGCACCACTGCCGTTATATTGACGTTCGCGCCGCGAACCGAAGTGAGATTTGCGTTGATTTGGATGCTCGGCTCACTCCCGGGAGCATTGCCTTGATCGGCCCTTTGAGGACTCTGAAAACAAGGCTTCCAAACCTCAAGCTTGCGCACAAACCACAGCCTTATTGTCAAAAACCAGAGTTTTCGCGTTGCAGGCGTATGCCTTCTGGCACCCCAGATCCCTGCAGGTCCGGTATTGCTGCCGTCCTTGGCGTCTGAGTTATCGGAACGTGGTTCCGAGCGGGCGTCTCGATCATGCATCAAGAGGCGATGCGTGAGGTTTGACACTTGGCGCGGCTCATTGGTGCTGCTGACCGCCGGCAATGACCGCGGGCTGGTATTCTATTCCCGCTCTGCATCCAGTTCGGCCTGCACCAGATCAATGAGCTTCGGTATCGCCGCTTCGATTTGTGCCTTGTCGTCAGATGTCAATTTCCCACGACGTTCCACGTTCGCTATGGCTAATGTGTCTTCGAGAAAACCCATGATATCATCAAAATCCTCCCAATAATCATCAACATCCCGGGCGTGATTTCTAAGAAATAGTAGATCTCCAGAAAGCTCGAAAATGTTCATTTCGCCTTTTTTATAATGATTTATCTGCTTCAACATACGATTTAACTGTCTTATCTTGTATTCATTCATTTCAGTTTGTTCTCCTTACCGAATCGGACCGTAATCACTCTTTTACCTACCACAACTACCGTAATATCATTCGTAGGATCATATATCATGGTTTTCCCGGACCGCGGATTCCTGTAGACGATACCCCTCGATATGGTGTCCTCGACAAGTCTTGGCGTTGTACCCCTGTTCTGCATACCGTCGAGCGCATGTCCGGTATAGAGGCGTCCCCCAACGACGGCACGACGGTTTCGTGTAAAACCTGTCTTGGGTCGATTTTGCAGTTGAAGACGTTTTCGCCCGGTGAAGGCCGAAGCGGGCGGCGAGAAGCCGGGACTTTCCCGCCGGAGGGCGTTGCGCGTTCTGGCAACCGCCGCACCAAATGCACCTCTGCCGAGCGCGGATACTCCGGACAAGAGATCCAACGGACCGATGGTTGCATCCGCTTGACCATTGCGGGACCCGTAACGTTGTAATTGGGGGTCTATGAAGCGTCCGAGAGGATCGTCATTAAGGACATCGTCATAGGCCTCGTCAACGATAGCATCGACGCTCCCGAAGCTCGGAGTGACGTAACCAAGCAAACCGTGATCCAGCGAATGGCCGGTCATCTTCGGGTCCATGAGACCTTCGTAATGTGCCAACTGCACGGAGTCCTGGCTCTGTCTTTGTGGCCCGCGGTCCAACGCATCAAGAAGTGCTTCGGCCACCATCGCCGTTCCCGGTGAAACGGAGCTGGATCGATTTTGGGCGGCGAGCGCCCGATCACGAAGCGCCGTGGCAACTCGCCCTGTACCCGTTTCAGAGAATGGGCGAGCGCCCCCGGTATGCTGATATGTGGAACGCATATAATGCTCCTGGTCCGATGTTGTATGGACAATTGCTGCGTAAGGGACCGTCTCAAGCGGTGAGCAAGAACGCATTCGGGCGTTCCGAAAGTGTGCACCGATAGGACGCGACGACGGACCCGAACACAGAAACGGCGTTCGACAAACCGCTTGGCCGGGTTCGCGCGAGAACGGCATCGGGCACCTTTCTCTTCCGGCATTAAACATGCGACTTAGGCGCGATAAAAGGATGGGTAGGCTTCCACGGGTCATTCGGACTCGCAGAGAAACCACACCCGTTGTCACATCCCGCGGCTGCATATGCACCAACCCCGGTACATGCGCGTGGGCCGGTATCAAGCGCTTACTCTGATCGCCAAAGCGATTGCCCGGAGTTCAACGCCGTTGTCCGACACCCGGAAAACCGAACGATCATCGCGAAAAGATATCATCGAACAGACGCAGACACCGGTCCCACAATCCGCTGGAGACACGCCACGGCCTGACACCCGTCAAGGTCCTTTGCAGTTCGGACGTCCTCCTTCCCGGAGGGACCCGGGACTCAAAACAGGAACTCAGCGCATCGCGCGCCTCGACGGCACGCCGGTGAATGTCGAAATCCTCATAGAACCGCAAGACGATCTCTTCTTCGTCTTCATCGGGATCGTCTACACAGGATCCGATGCGGGCGAGAGACACAACCAGCGTCTCGATAAAACACGATGCCCGAAGTAACCTCTCAGTTGCCGGTCCAATGGACGGGATGTTCAGACTTTTCAGGTCATCGATTTCATAGAGCGCAATATTGGTCGCGCGCCTCCCGGGCCATCGCCAATGATCCACATGAAGCATCATTTTTTCGCTTGGGTTGAAGACCTCGCCATCGGCGATCGTATAGTCGAAGACTTCCGCAAGCGCGCGCCGCGCGAGCGCGGCCTTGTGGCCAAGCACACTCTGTCGCTGAAACGCAACCAGAAGCTGTGCCTTGCTGGCTCCCGTTGCATCGACGGCATTCTGGATATTGTCCAGCGACAAAACCAGATACTGCAGGAAACGCAATGCCTTCCTGATCTTCTTCTTTTTATCTCTGTTCATTGTTCCGATCTGCGTCCCGTTGCGACTGCTCAAAGGTGCATCAGAAGTGACTGCGGCCCTTAGCATCGAATCGCCCGAGATACAATCTTTAAGTGTAAAACCTGCTTGACCTGTGCAGCGTTCTGCCATGCGACATTGCCGGTTTTTAACGCCCGCGTCGCTTAAATTCCGGATCGCGTAGTTCGAGATCTCCCTTTACCCGCAACTCATGCGATTTCGTAACGGGGTTTTTGTAGTTCTCAACACGGCTCGCCTCGACATCCGTCTCGACGAAGTTGTTGCCGCGCCCTTTGTCTATTTTGTACTTGTCTTCAGCGTCCCTGGGTGAAAGCGGCTTCTTGCGGGCGTTTTCGCCGTGAACCCGGTTTTTGTCCTTGGCCCTGATGACATTGTCCCGCTTGATGCCTTTCAGCCCACTATCGCTGGTGTAGTGGCGGAAACGGATGTCCGCCTCGTTTGCCGCCTCCTTTTGCAGTCGCCGAAGAACCGCTTCCAATGTGCGCAGCGCCCTTACGCTGTGCGATCCATGCAAAGGCTCCACAAAGGTGGCTTTGGGGTTCAGTTTCCGTATCTCACGCTGCAACTGGATGATCCGATCCCGGAGCAACTCCTGGGCCGGGGTGCGGGCAGGCCCTCTGCCACGCCCGCCGCGGCGGGCCGCGAATTGAAAAGCGGGCGCCTCCTGCGGCCGTCGAAAGGGAAGACTCTGACGCTGCGTTGGGTCCGCGCCGTCGCGCATCGTATCGGCGGCGGACCCGTCCATGCCAGGAGCGCCCAGCGGCCCTGTGGCTTCAAATATCAACGACTCGGGAGGGGGCGGTCCCAAGCTGGCCTGGTGAACGCGCCGCAGGCGCCGGTCGTCCCGGTCGACGAGCGCCCGCGCGACAGCCCGAACGCCCTCACTGTGATTTGACGCACCGCGCGAAAGCGGTTCAAACAGGTTGGGTCTGGATGCAAGCAGTTGCGCGATCAGCGCATCACCGGCAAGCTTCTGGCCGTTATGGCGTGGCCTTGCCACACCGCCTGGAGCATGGTGGAACATTCAATCACCTTGTCTTGACATCTTGGGGAAGCTTTGATCGTGAGCCAGCGGGTGCAACCGGACGCCCGAGCAGGCATGTCGGACTTTTGAAAGTATTTTACGCGGCACCTACCGGCGCTTTGGGCGACAATCGGGTTGCCGTCGTTCGAGCCGGGTTTGGGGGGCGGCGAAGCAGACGGCTATGACGTCGCTGGCTTCGCTTCCGCCCCGTACGGAACCGAGAGAGATGAACTGCGTCAGATTCTGTGCGGGAGTGAAGCCGGCCGAACGCCTCGACAGGTTTATGGCGACTTATACCGCACGGCATTTCCATTGCCGTCACCGGCACTTACGGGAGTGCCGCCTCACCGACACCGGTGGGACGGTGGTACCGGTTTAACAACAACGCCCTGGCAACGTTCTTCTCGCCATCGGAAACGAACGGATTGGTGTCGATCCGATTCATCGATGCGTTCCACAAATCGTCATCCAGAAAATACATGGAATACGGAGCATGGTCCGATGCGGCCGACGGCATCTCGGCGACGGCATCGCCGTTTACGGTGGTCGCATCCGGGAGCAGCATCGCATCCGGCGTGCTTGACGATATGGACGCAGCGGCTTCCCCTGCCGAAGGCATCTCCAAGTCGTTGTGCAACTCATCTTCACGCTTCACCAATGGGTCGTGCGGAGCGTCCGACAAACCGTCGGTTTCCAAAGCCTGGAGTTCCGAAAGCGACATCGCCGGGTTATGGGCAAGCAGATCAGCGTCGGAGTCATCGACACCGGCGGCCAAGAAGGCTCGTTCGACCGCTTCGCCGGCCGTTGCCGAAGGCGCGGCATCAAATGCCTTCCTATCCGAAGCGGCAATACGAGCGTCCGGCGGAGAAGGGCTTTCCTCGCTCTCCAAAAGCGTCGCGGCGGCGGTCCTTTCGGCGGGATCAGCGGCCGCATGCGCTGCGTCTTCTTTCCGTTCCAGGCCACGGGCGATCAACGCTCCGGCAATGGACTTGGCAAAGCTGTTAACACCTTCGGGGATTGTTTTTGGAGCGCTGTTGAGACCGGCCTCCATCATCGACTCCGCGAAGGCGCGTCGCCGACGCAGGCGCTCATAAGCAAGCGGATCGTTGCTGTCGAAACTGTTTTTGCTCATCATCTGGGCCCCATGATGCCGGCTGCGCCCAGACTGCCGCCGAGCCCGAGAAGCGAGCCGAACAAACCATTCTGCGCCGCCATCTGCTGCTGCCAGTTGTTGTGGCGCTGGTTGTAATTCGTCTGGATCAGACCAGCATTGTCGACCGTGGGAATGGGCGCGGCGCCGGCATTGACGAAACCGGGCTGTTGCACCTGTGAGCCGGATGCCAGCCCGATGATCTCATTCAGCTGCTGGTTGCGGATCCCCGTCCGTTCCTGCAGTTCCCGGTCCCGTGTCTGATTGAACAGCCCGCCCAGGCGCAGATCGTTGTCATGGGCCCGCTGCGCGTTGGTGTTGTCGAAGGCCGCTCGATCAAGGCCTGCTGATAAGCCTGCCCCTGCGCCGCGTTTTCGAAGCCGGCACGATTGAGGTTCTGACCGAACGCCTGCGCCTGTGCCTGGTTCTCGAAACCCGCCCGGCGCGCGTCCATGTCGACCAGCCGTGAGTGCTCTTGACCGGCGTTGAGGATAGAGCCCAGACGGAAATCGTTCACGCCTTGATTGTGCGCCCGCATGGCATCGTTCCAGGCTTCCGAACCGATGGCGATACCCTGGTTCTGAAGTCGTGTTTCCAGTGCAGCGCGATCGCGGTCTATCTCCGGTCGCGCCCGCTCGAACAGCGCGTCCTCGACCCGCTTCCGATCCGCCGAGAAGTCGGTTCCGTAGGTGCGGGTGATGTCGCCCGCGTCGGCCACCGTGCGGGTAACATCGCCGACATCGGAAACGCCCCGATAGGTCGGCGTGTCGAAGGTCGTGTAGTCGGTGCGCCCGGTCAGACCGGATACATCAATCGGCTCCGACAACAGATGTGTCAGGCGGCCGGATTGGCTGACGCCCAGATCGGCCAGATTGGACGCAGTCTGGTCGTTCTTCGTCTTTAACGCCTGCTGTTCGGGGGAGAGAGTCTGGGTGGCCGTAAAGGTCGGGATTGCATATGTCGCGCCGGTGTAGGGATCGTTCCAGTCATAGCTGCCAGACTGTCCAAAGGTCAGCGATCCGTAGGACGTCGCTTGATTGACGTTGCCCATCATCGTGTTGGCGACGGCTGTGCCGACATTGGTTCCTGTCTGTGCGGCCGACGTCTCTTTAGGATCTGGCGGTTCCGGTGCTTTGGGCTTTCCCATGATATCGCCTTTCGAATTGGTTGCTTCGCCAGTCGTCATCCGTGAGCGTGTGGATCCATTCGTCCTCGTCACGCCCACGCAGACGCGGAATGCAATAGGTCTTGAAACCGTAAGTTTTCAGAATGCGGCCGAGCGCCCTGTCCTTTGGCGACGTCCGCGACACAACGATTTGCGCGCCGGCGCCTTCGAACGCATAGGCGAACATCGCATGCAGAACCCGCCCGGTCAGCCAGCGCTTGGAAGTCGCCGCGGCAGACAGTTCGATGACGCCGTGGCGCGGCTGCCAGTTGTGAAATACCGCCACGGCGATCAGCGCGCTGTCCAAAAGCACCCCCATCGTGCTGCAGTGGCCGAATTCCTCGCCCGCGCCTGGCCAGATCCGGTTGGCGCACCATCGCGCCATGTCGCGGTTGTCGGCCGGATTGCTTGCACCGCCCCAGACGATCGCGATCACACCATCACTCCGCCGACCTCGAACATCATGTCCATGGCGACCAGCTCGATCTTCGGCGTCGGCGTCACCCCGGACGTGATTTGAAGCTGCGGCGCGATGGCGAAGCCGGAACGGCCGACGGATGACCACTTTGTGACCGTTTCAAGCTCCGTGCCGACATCCCATGTAGCCACGTCCCACAGACCGACATCCCATTCGTCCGTCGTATAATCGTCGATCGAATTGGGCGGCGCCGGCGGACAGACCGTATAATCGGTCGAGACCGACACTTGCGGACGGATGGCGCTCGCGGCGCGAAACACCGTCCGCGCGGCATGCACCGTTTTCTGCGCGCCAGGCACACGCAGATGGTCGAACAGCCCGACATAGAACCCCGTATAGGGCGTGCCGTCGTCGCTGCCGCCGGTCTCCATCTGTCTGACGCTGCCATCCGACGTGCCGAAATAGCCGACGCTGTTGTAAAGGCCGACGCATTCGGTATCCCAGCCGGTGTAACGCGCCCAGGCACCGGTTTCGAGGTTGACGACGAGGCAATAGGGCTCACTGCCGCCGGCCACCGGCAGCGCCACCACAGCCATATTGTTCGTGGGCCATTTCAGCACGTGCCAGGGCTTCGATGAACGCGCGCTGACCTCCGCTGCCCAATCCGGTTCGATCTGCCGCGAGATCGCCGACAGCGACAGTGCGGCCGCATCCTTCTGAATCGCCTGGGACAGCGGCACCATGCCCTCTTGCGCGGCGATGATGAAATCGCCCCCGGCCTTCATGGTGGCGTTGAATCCCAGCGGGGCTGATATTTCATAGACACCGACCTTGCTCCAGGTCGACGCGCTGGCCGGGTCGCTGCCCTCATAGATCACCACTTCGCCGGTGGTGGACACGAAGACGCATTTGTCATCGAGACCGGAGCCGCTGTCGAGCGACCATGTTCCACCGAACAGGAGCGAACCGCCTTTCTGGAACACGCTTGCCAACGGCAGCTTGGTCGCGGCGCCGGCAATGCTGCTCGCCGGCAGATACCAGGCGTTCATTGTGCCCTTCTCGACAAAGAACAACCGGTTGGCGAACACCCACACGAATGACAGATCCGCCGTCGCCACGCCGGTGATGGCGGGCGAAGACACTGCATTGATCGCCGTCCAGGTCGCGCCGTCATAAAGCCGTGCGTCGTCGCTGCCGTTGACGGCATAAAGGAAGTCGCCACCGCTGGTGCCGACCTGCGCCGTCGCGTAGTGCCCGCTGGTTTGGCCGCTGACCGCCGCCGTCGGAATACCGCTGGCGTCGCTGACGGTCGAAATGTCGAAGATGTTGTTGGTGTCCGCGCCGAAGAACTTTTCGGTCGTGCCCACCTTGTAGGCAAACAGGCTTGTCACCGCGCCGTTTGACAGCGTGGCGTATTTCTTCGCGCCGCCGCGCAACCGGATGCCGGTGAGCGTCGGAAAGAAGTTGTCGAGCTGATAGGCCCCGCCCGTCATGGAGGACGCTAGATTCTCATTGCTGATCCAGCCGCGGATGGGTGCGGGAAAAGTGTGCGTCCGTGACCGCCCACGCGCTTGCGCCGCCACGGCCACACGTCGAAACCCGCGCCTCAAGGCGTGATGCTCTGCGGGTAGGCGGCTTTGGCATCACCCGGCAGCCAAACCTTGCCAAGGCGCATCATGCGCGATCCCTTGTCGGCGGCGATCAGACGTTCCTTGCGCATCTCATAGGACGTCATGTCTTCCTGATAGGCGAGCCCCTTATTGGCACGCCATTGCCAGATGATGCCATAACGCAGCAGGGTGTCGTCGAGGACGAAGGAATCCGTGTCCGCTGTAAAGGCTGCTTGGTTGTCGCCATCGGCCGGTGAGACGATACGGTTCGACTGATAGAAGTATTTTGCCGTCACACCGAACGCCAATGCCGGCTTGATGTGGATCTTCCCGCCGTAGAGCGTCCAGGTATTCACGACGAAATCGGAGGACTGCACGTCGAGACCAAGCCATTCATCGGTATCCGATATCGGTGTCAACGGCGTTTCCAGGCTCGATGACCAAAGCTGTGCCTTTGTCAACATGCGCGCATAGTCGCTCGGCAAGGCACGGCTTTCCGTAATGCCGTCCCCAGTGATGGTGGCAAGCGCCTTGAGCGCCTGCCAGTCATGCGCCTGAGCGATGCGCTCTGCCATATCGTTGGCAAGCGCCGCCAGTTCGACATGCTCGCGCGCGGTCGACGCCATCACCGCCGTAGGAACATCCAGCCCGATCACCGGGCATGCGGCCTGGAGGACCGAGAGAATCGTCATTAAGCCGCTTCTTTCGCCAATTCGGCGTTGAGGTCATCGGCGATCCGCACCACCTTGTCATGGCCGCACATGTGGTGTGGCTTCTTGCCACCATTGGCGACAATCCAGTTGACGATGTCTTCCTTGTACCATGTCTGGAAAGGCGACTCCGTGTCCGACGATACGACAGTGTCGCCTTGTCGATCGGCCGCCATCGCTTCGAGCTGCGCCTGCAGGGCGTCCATCTGCTCTTTCAGCGCTGCATTCTCGCCGGCAAGACGAGTCACGTCGGCACTACCTTTCGCGTTGTCGAGCCAGACTTGCGCCTGTTCCTTGAGTTCGCGACCACCCATGCCGATTTTGCCGAGATTGGCACCATCGAGTCCCGCCAAAGCCTCGGCCGTATGGATATTCACGCGCTTCAGTTCCTCGGCCCTGGCCTTGGTGATGAAAGGCAGTTCGGCCAGCGGCGTCCCGCTGCCAACATAGTCGATGCCCTGTTTGAACGCCTGATACGGCTCGGCGTGAAGCTCGGCATAGGTCATCCGCTGATTGCTAATGGAATCGCGCACGGAACTGGCCGACTTGGCCGGTGCCACAAGCACGGATTTCGGATCGCCGGCAATGCGGATGCGGATCATCTCGACATCGTCGAAGATCGGTCGGCCAGCTTGCGCCGATTTGCTGCGGTTCTCGACCGCATCCATGAAGAATTCGACATGCAAATGGGAAAAGTCCATCGGATATGTCCTTGTTCGGAATCAGAAAGGGGCGCTTCCTGCGCCCCTCCCATGTTAGACGGCGGTCTTTTGCAGCCAGGCATAATCCCCGGCCGCCAGGGCACCGCCGGTTCGATTGGTCCAGTCGCCGGCGCCGGCGGCAACCGTCATGGTCGCCTCCGTCAGGACGGCCGTGGCGTCGTCGGCGATGGCGCTGCTGGCCAGCGCATAGATGTAATCATGCGCATCATTGCCGCGGACAATCGTGCCGGGGGCAAATGACGGCGTCAACTCGATCAGCGTGAGATCCACCCCCAGCATGTTCTGATTGACGGATGTTGCGGTCATATCTCAGCCCTCCTTACGTGGCTGTGTTGCTGTCATAGAGCTTGGCGACGTGCAGCGGGTTGTTCAGCGTCAGATTGCCGTAGAAACCGACGTGCTGAACGATCGCGTCCTGGTTCACGGGTGTCTGCTTGCCGCCGAACTTTACGAAGTTGCGGTCCGGGTGATAGCGGAAGCGCAAAGCCTTGCTGTCGATGAAATAGGTGGTGTTCGCAGGCATGGCCGAGCCGATCCCGCCTTCGAGCACGACATCGACCGATCTGCCGGCGCCGTAATATTTCAGGTTGGTGAAGCCGAGCTTGCCCAGTTCGTTTTCGTCCTGAATGCGCTGGATTGCCGTCATCGCGGCCGTGTAGGCAACGTAGTGCTCCTGCGAACACACGATGCAGTCCGGCCCTTTGGTGCCCCGGCTGCGCTCGATCATCACATTGTCGAAGATCGTCTTGATCGTCGTCGATGTGACCTGCGTGATGCCGGTAAAGGCGCTGTGAGCATCGTAGGACGTCGTGCGCCAGATGGCGTTGTCGGCGCGCGAGATGCCGCCATAGGTGCCGAGATTGACCGTGGTCGGGATCGCCAGTTGCAAGCCGCCGATTTGGTTGGCTTGCGTGCCGTCGCCGTGCAGATCCTCGACGAACCGGTCAACAAGCTCCTGCTCGGCGGCGCTGATGTGCTCGGCCATGATGTCTTTCAGCTGGTTCCGGCCAGCGTTCTTCAGAATATCCTCGCCGGACAACGTCACCGATACGGCCGCCAGCTTGGGTGTGAACTCCGCGTCGTTGAACAGTTCGGCGGGCTTCGGATTGAGATACTGGTAGCCGGAATAGCGGGTATAAGTGCCCGATTCATTGTAAAGAAGACGCTCGCGGATCGTCGGCCCGGAGAAGGATTTGAAGCCGCCCTTTTTTTTCATCAGATAGAGAATGGCGTTGGCGTTCGACACAAGGTCCTGGTAACCCTTCGAACGGTCCTCCAACGCCAGCGAAAACGCCTCTTGCAGGCGTTCGTTGCTGTTTAGAGCCATTGTTCAATGACCTCCATGGAGTGGTTTGGTTTAGCCGATGCCGAGAGCCGCGAAGGCATCGTCAACGGCATCTTCGGGCGTTTTCGGTGATTTGCGATTGGTCGGGTTTGAGCCGGATCCAGGGCCGCCGTCTACCGAGAGTTGGGTTTTGAGGCGGGTCTGAACCGCCGGTTCGCTCCGGTTATGAACCGGCTCGAAATCTGCTGCAGGTAAAGCGGCGGGGTTGAGTCGCTCCGCCATCTCATAGGCATTTTGAAGATCGACCGCCTTCCCCGTCTGCAGAAAGAAGGCGATATCGTCCGACAATTCGTCGAAGCGTGGCCGGTCGGCTTTGAACGCGTTGATCTGGCTTATGGCCTGCTGCGTGCGCTGATCGGCCATGGATGTGGTGACGCCACCCAACCGCTCCTGCAACCTGGCAACCTCGGATCGCAACGCGTTTATCTCAACGTCCCGGGCCGCCGAGACCTCATCCGGCGAACGGTCCAAGTAGTGCGACGCGATCGACTGGAAATCCGTGCCCAGATTGTGCGCAATCTGCTCAAAACCGGCGACGGGATCTTGCGCCAGCAATTGTTCGATTCCGACATAGTGGCCCAGCACATCTTGGAACCTTTGGCCGCGCTGATTGAGCGTATCCGACAACTGCCGGAACTCCTCGAAACGCGCTGCATCGTCCTTGTATTTTTCCAGGCCGGCCGACAGCTCACGCTCCAGCCTGTTGACTTCATCGCGCAAGGCCTGCGGCGCATCCTGCCATTCGGCCTTGGCATCGGCAGAGAAGCGGCTCGGTGGCTCGTTCAATGTCTCTGAGATGCTTGCGTCAGGGGCTTTGACATCAAACGCGCTCTTTCGCCGATCCCCGGTCTCGATTGCGTCTGCATCCTTGGCCCTGAACGCCTCATCTGTATAGCCCTCGCGCTCAGCCAATCTTGTTTCGTCTGTTTGCTGACTGAGCAGCGCATCACCCTTGTCGTCGTATGATCCGGCGTGCTGGGCGTCGACGGTGACAAAGGCGCGTTTGATCGCATCCAGAGGCGTCCCGTCGACATGTTCCAACTGCGAAGTATTTGCCTCCACATCGGCCACGGGAGGGGTCTCCGTCGCGGCGTCAACCGCGTCCGTTTGGTTCGTCATAATTCACCTGTCAGAAGGGTTGCGGATTAGGCCCCAAGCCCGGCCTGCGAGAAAGCGCGCGCTACTGACGCCTTGATGCCGCTATGGTCGGGCTGGCGGGTTTTGCACGCGGGTTTCGACACGCTGCTGTCGTTGCCAACTTCAACAACTCCGGCAGCGTGATAGGTCCGGCGCAGTGCCGATTTGCTGTCATAGAACTTACCGTCCAACTGCGATTGCACTGCGTCCATCGCGTCGGAAATGCAATGCGGTGCCGGCAGGTCAGACACGGCCGGGCCCGTTGGTAGACAGTTAGGAGGCCAGGCCTGCACATCATGCCAACCGCGGCAAACACGGCAAAATCGCTGCCTCATGCCGGCTCATACCCCCGGTTTGTCGAAAGGAACGGGTCATGCAAAGTGAGGTTCCAGTGGTCCTTCTCCCACGCATCAGAAACCGGATTGGCAGAGCCAGCCAGATCGCCCACCGAAGGCATCGCAGCCGTCGGCTGCGTCACCTTAGGCAAGGTTACCCAATGCGTCGCCGGCTCCTGGCCATCATCCGACCGCGGCACGCCGTCCGACAGCGTATAGCCCGCTGCCGCATAGTTGGCCTTCTCGACTGCCCATTGCAACGGCGTGCCGATCAACACGATATCCTGGTCAAATGCTGTCATCGATAATCCTCTGCAGGTTTCGCCCTGCCATGGTGGTGTCCAGGTAGGCGACATCGCCCGCCGTGGTGCCCCGATCCGAGACATCGATCGTGATTGCACCAAATTCGGCCGCGATCTCGGCGGGCGTGTAGCCGTTGACGGTCGAATATGTGCCGGCCGCCGCATCGGTCCACATTTGCGCTTGCGCTTCCTTAACGACAAGCATTGCCGCGTAGCGCGTGACCGGCTCCTGCCCGTCCTCCGAAAGTCGGATCGGGCCGAATGTGCTCGGCGTTGCCGCATCGTCATAGCCCAGCGCCGCCATGAACTGGTTACAAGCCGACTGGTCGGCGGCGGCGATGTCAAGGATGACCAGTTTTGTGAATGTCGTCAT